CGCCCTGCTCATCGAGCACTGGCGCGGCTGGTGTGACTTTCTTTGTTCGTTTCATGTTGACTCCTTTCACGAGTTTATTTGACGCGCGGCGCGCGTGGGTTACGGCGGTCACGTCGCCGAGAACTTCAAGTTTATATTCCTGCAATTTGTCGATGCCGGTGCCTTCGACCGCGGGGGTATTGACCGCGCTCGTCTCTTTGCCGGAGGGGTTGATAAATATCAACATGCACATGACGTCCTTTTGGTCGACCTTGTAGGTTCGCCCTGGGGCATGCCGGCATTCGAAACTAAACCAGGATTGTTTACAGATGGAGCACATGACATCGTCGTAATACCAACCGATGGAAAATCGGTCGATCTTGCCTTCGACAAAATCCACCATCCCGCGGCGGGTGGTGAGCCGGATGGTTTGCTTGAAGGCTTTGCCTTCAAGCGCCGAGTCGATGACCGTGCCATCGCGCGCGTCGATGTCGTAGGTGTCGTGGTTTCTCAAGAACGGCTGCCCTTCGAAGGATTTGGCGAAGCTGGCGAGGTCTGCCTCCTTGAACTGGTACGGGTTGCGGTTCTTGCCGGTGCCATACACGCGCGCCTGAAAATCTAAATGGTCGATCTCTCCGCTTTCGATCTTCGGGAGGATCTCTGCGCGCGGGGGCAGGTCGAGCTTTTCAACGACCGGCAATGATCTGAGAATGGGAAGAAGTTTTTTCATGGTGCTACTCCTCGTTGTTGGTGAGCCCGCATGGTTTCGGGAAGGCGGGCGGCTTTAGGAAGACAGCCTTCTGCACTTCGACTCGCGCGAAGGATGTGCCTGGGTTGTTGACCTGGAAATTGACCGGCTTCGATGGTTTCATGGCACAGGATGCCCATATCATTTGAAAATGGGGTCCTGGTCCATACTTGGGCTTCGCGCTATTCTTGATATAGCGAAAGACCTGCTGTTGGAGGTAGACGAGTCTTTTCGTGGGTGCGGGTCCGCTCATTCTTCGTCTTCCTTTGGATCACTGTCATCGGTTCCGCCTTCGGCTGGTGTCTGTGCGCCTGGGGCGGTGAGTGGCTTTTTGAGCCCTTTGGGTACTTTTCCTACGAATGGCTCGGCGATCATCTTGTAAACTATTCGAAGCAGTTCTTTCTCATCAAGGAGTCCTCTGTCGAACATGTCGGCGAGCTGGGGGTAAGATCGACCAAGAGCAAGCGCGAGGGTGGCGTTATCTCGCTCCGTGATGTCTGGTCCTTCGATCTCAATTTCTGCGAGCACATCGACGTTTGAGTCGGTGCGAGCTCTGATACCCACTGCCACGCGCGCCATATCAACCAGATTGGAAAAGAAATCATCCTGCATCTCCTCGAGGGTTCGGAATGTGGGTGTGCCTGCGGCTTCGGCAGTGGTGCGGGTGGAGCTCTCCGGCTCTGCCAGCCAGTGCATAGGAAAACCGATGCCGCTGAGAATATTCTTTTTGATGGCTGTGCCGTCGAGGGTGGCGTCGAAGCTGTCGAGCTGCGCGCCCATGATGCCCCACTGCTCGCCGTTGCCTTCGTTCATGACCAGAACGCTGCCGCTCTTGGGCGGGTTGGCATTGAGTTCGAGCTCGCGCTTCTGGCGGTCTACTTCGCCTTTGTATTTGCCTGAGACGACATACATAAAGGCAGTTCGAAAACGATTGAGTCTGACTCGATCTTCGAGCCAGGATGAAAAGCGACCTATCCACACAAGCAGAGGCGAGAGGTCTGCTTCTCCCCACGGACTGCCGACCGGCTGATTAGATGCAAAGTGCATCATGAATTTTGTTTGCTTCTCGGCTTCGGGGTCGAAGGCTGGATAGTATTCCTCGCCGGTGGCATCTTTGGTGTATTTGAGCTCGGTTTCCACATCGTCTTCATCGGTGACGATCTCCTCGATCTTTTCGGCTGGGACCGCGCGTAGGATGGTCATGCCATTTTCGAGCACGTTGAAAAGGATGAACAGATTCCCTGTGCGGGTATCTTCGTCCTTCCAGCGTTTGATATTCTTCTTGAGCTGGTTTTTGGGATGGCTCCACCACTCCTGCAAAAATTCGTTTGTGCCTTCGTGTGAACTCTTGATCTTCAAGCCTTTGCCGACGACGAAGGAAGTCATTATTTTTACGATGCGGCGCGCGATGGGGTTGACCCTCCACGCGCGCAAGGATTCGCCGAAAATCTTCTTTCGATCCCATGTGCCGCGCGTGGGACCGTAGAGGTCACTCATTCCCCTGGTGAAAAAGTTGTTATCGGTTTCGGGGCTGAGGGATAGCGCGGCTTCGAGCGCGTCGTTGGCGAGATTGATCTTGCCTTCGAGTTCCTGGACTTGCTGTTCTAACTCTTTCTTAGTAGGCATTATTCATACCCTCCAATGGGTCTGGCTGCTCGATGAAGAATGACTCGAAGGGGATGTACCATTCAAGCAAATCCAGCTGCGCGGTGAGGGCGTCGGTGGTGAGGTAGTCGTCATGCACGAGCAGACCGTTCTCGTCGCGCGTGCCTTCGGGCACGCCCCAGCGCATGGTCTTGCCTGGTCCTGGAAGGATCTCGCTCTTGCATTTGCGATACTGCATTCTGACTTCTTCGCTGTGCACGCAATCTCGGAACCTCCCACTCTCGACGATGGCTAGAAAACCATAGCCCAGTTCACTTTTGGAAACGCTCGTATATTTGAACCCGATTGTGCGGGCTGGATAGGCTTTGTACAACATGCCCCATAATCCCTCACCGGCTCCGGTGGCGTCTTCGATGATCCATAAGGGCTGCCATAGGTCGACCATGGAGGAGATGCCTCCATAAATATCTACATGGTTTGTGCCATGCCATTCAAAACGCTGCACAACCCGATAGATGGGATTTTGGAGGAGCTCAAGCGACGACAAATCCACGTCGATAATATCGACGGTTGTCTTGTCTCTGCCTGGATTGTTCATGCCGTCGAGCTGCATGGCTGCCTCGTCCTGACCGGCTACGTCGATGAGAAAGGCATAGATATGCCCAAGGGTGGGGAGTGTCTGCGGGGGTTGATCGCCCTGGATGAGCGCAAGCCTGCGCGCGGGGAACATGCCGGTTATGGCATCGATGCGCTCACAGAAGTATTGAGTTTTGACAAGCGGGTGTTGTCTGCCTTTTTTCTGGACTTCGGAATCTACAAATTGACCATAGGCTTCGTTCACGGTTCGAACCTGGTCGGCGGTGTAAACAAAAACCCGCTTGATACCGTCTGCTTTTTCGAGCTGCCGCGCGGCGTCGATCTCGCGCGCGAGCAGGGTGTCATTCGTCCACTCGGTTCCCACTATGACTCTGGTGGCGTTTGTGGAGGCGACCATTGGGGCGAAGTCTTTATCGTATTTGGATGTGGATATATCCTGCGCCTCGTTCACCACCAGCAGGAGCGAAGCGACCGCGCCAACCACGTTGGCGTCTTTATCCCCTGACAGCAGGCTTACGATCGCGCTGCCGATGAGCCGCATGTAGTCACTGCGTTTTTTCCAGACTGTGCGAGTGAGCAGGTTTCTCTTGAGCCGGCTTTCCAGCCGGACGATGAAATTTGTGGTTTGGGGTTTGTAGGTGGGATTGGCGACGACGATGCCCACTTCTTTGTGACTGAACAATGTCATGAGGTAGGTGAGGAGGTTGGCAAGCAGTTCGTCCTTGCCCGCCTGGCGGGAGATCACGATTACTATCGTGAGCCCCAATTTTTTCGTAATGGATTCGATGATGGCTTTGGCTGGTTCGAGCTGGTAAAAATACATCTTCATGCCCGCTGCGCGGGCGGTGAAGTTATCGAACGTGCGAAGCACGGCTCCTACAGTTTGTTGAAGGGTGCTCATATCCCCATGTCCAAACGTATCTGTTCGAGTGCGTTGTTGATTGCGTCTTCGATCTCTCCCTTGCCGCCGTGTATCAGGTGTTGAGTGCGAATGAGCGTGCCCAGGGATTGACTCATGAGCGAGAGGGTGTTGAGCTGCTTTAGATAATGCTCGTCGGTCTTTGTGGTGGTGTCTGCCGGTGCTTCTTCGGCAGTGGCTTCGACCAGTGTCATCCCCATGCTTTGGGCGAGCCTGTCCATGCAGACTCGGAGGAATGCGATCTCGGATTTGACATCCGTTGCGGACTGTCCGTTGAGACGTTCTTTTTCTTCCTCGCTGAATCGCTTGGAATAAAACCCATGTTTGAGGGCGTTCTTATTGCCTGGCTGCGCGCCTGATCTTTTTGTCATCGGTAAATCCATTCCATGAATGCTCTGACCCAATCGAATGCCTGGTTGAGCAGAAGCACGATCATCGGACCCAAGATCGCCCATCTCCAATGCTGGCGTTCTTCTTCGGCTTTCTTTTCTTTCTTCTCCTGCAATCGCAGAAAGTCATTGAGTCCGTTTTCTACTTGCGTTAGCCTGGTATTGGTTGAGCCTTTGCTCTCGGCGACATCGCCAATGACTCTCATTGCCTGCCTCAACACGGTCGCCATGAAGCGCAAGCCCTGGCGGGTTTCGAGGTTGTCATCTTTGAGGGCTTCGTCGATCTGCTCGATGACTGCGGTTGCTACGTCGCCGGTGGCTGGGGAGAGAGTCATTTAGTAATTCCCTTGTGCTCCTGAGAACTTGATACGGATTGCCCCTCTGGTTTCCTTGAGTGCGTTTTCGAGCTCCTGAATGAGCGTTCTGGTTTTGATGTGAGTGAGTTCGATTGTCACGGCTGCATCCTTGAAGCGTAGGTCGATCTTTGGATTGACCTCCATGTGTTTGACGTGAATTGTGAATGTTGGCAGTTCGATAGTTTCACTCATTCAGCTCCTTGCTTACTTCGGAGACTCATGTCTCCGAAGCGTTTTGATGCTCGCTCGAAGCTCGCTCAAAACGAAAAAGCCGCGCGCTTGTTAGCACGCGGCTGGTATTAGGCAGTCGCCTGTCCCACCTGGGGGCGCTGGACTATCGAGTCCAGCGCGCGCAAGTGGTTTCATTTGTCGTTGGCATATTACCACAATTTTATTTTTTTGTTTTATCCCCTGCAAGTTCTATCAAGGATATGAAGTGCTTGAGCGCGCGAATGATCGGACCGCGCCATGAGTTATTTAAACGCAATGTTTGCTGAATTTCTTTCACTGTGCGGCTCACGTCCTGCAAGTCTGTGAGCTTGTTTTCGAGCCGGTCGATTGCAATGAGAATGATCCGCGTTCTTGTGCTGGGCGGTTGCTCGGTGGGTTCATCGGTCGTTGTCAGTTCGGCGCTCATGGTGGCTCCTATTATGCGAACTTCATTTGCATCGCGCGCTGAGATGGAATGCGCGCGGTCATGATATAGCGGCTGCCTTCTTGCCTGGTCTTGATGTCCACATCCTTCGGGATGGGATACGGAAAGTATTTCGATACGGTTTGCCACTCCTGCTCGGAGGGATAAACCGTATCGCGCGTGAGGGTCAATTGTACATCCTGAGAGATGCACGTAAGCTCGATGCGGAGTCCGTTGGGAAGTTTGCGCACGGTTTTGATACCTGCCTTCCGTTTGGCTTCAGTGAGCTGGTCTTCGAGGATGGCTTGTAAGCGGGTCATAATAATCTCTCCTGGAGTCTTATGGCTCCTGGGTCTAATAGGATCTCCTTCAGGTCTTCGAGCACACCAATTGCCGCGGAGTACTGCTCGAACTTCGCATGATCTCGGATGGCAAAATCCAGATCGATCCCGTTTTTGAATGCGACATGCCCTGGGGAGAAGTCGCGGCGGAGTCGTTCGAGTGCTCTTATGCCGAGGTCAAGAGCTTTGATCTGAGTGCGGAGATGCTTCGGGATGGTCACGATAGTATTCCTTGTGCCTGTGCAATCGTTCAATGATCATGTGTCGCATGCGCTTGCCGATGTTGTTCCACCAGATGAGATGCTTTGGGGCTGGCGGCGGCTTGGGTCCGCGCGGTTTGGGTTTATATCTTTTCAAGTAAAGCCGGTGCCTGATTTCTCTGCCTAAGACTGTGCGGTCAGTGGGCTCGATGCCTTTGTGAATGAGGTCGTAAGGGTATCGAACATTCATTGTGAATTCTTCATCGCTGAGGGCTTCTGCGAGTTTGTGATAACTGCCCGCGCGGCAGAACTGCTTTACAAGCTTGGGCGGGGTGGCTGGGTGGATGAAGGGGGTTTTCATGGTGGTAGCCTATCAAGGAATGCTCTTTGTTTCCGAACGCAGTTCGGGCATTGCCAAAGTGTTTTGATCTTCTTCCAGCCGTGCATGGTGAGCTGGTTCTCGAAGTCGGCTTGTTTAAAGTGATAGCTAATCTCGGAGAGTCCGCACAGGGAGGCACAGGTGATGGAGTAGCGCGTCGCTCCCTTTTCGATGGTGCCTTCGGGGGTGGTCATAAATCATCCTCGTAATCGTATTCTTCATCGTCCCATTCTTCGTCGTGTGGGTCGTAGTCGTCGAGTTCGCTGTCGTCGATGTCATCGATGATTGAAAACATCAAGCCTGGTTCAGTTGTTGAAACTGACACGTCTTCTGCAAGAATGGGCACGCCTTGATCTATTTCCTTTGCGACTTCGTCGATGGGAATATTGAATCGTTCGGCGATTGCCTGTATGAGTCGCTCGCGCTGCTCTGCTGTGATGGCTTGCAAGTCCAGCATAAACGCATCGGTTACGCCTTTCTCTGGCACTCTGACTCTGGTTGTGAAAATGGATTTGATCGGCGCTCGGTTTCCACCAAGTACCTTTTTCCAAAATTCAAGCCGTTCGGGGTTTTGGATGATGGCGACTGTTTTCCAGTCGTCTTGGGTGTTCATGACTTCACCACTGCCTGGATGTAGATCACTACTTTGTAGCAAGGCACGCATTTGTGAGCCTGCGCGGCTTGGTGTTGGGTCTGTGCCTGGGCTGGGCGAAAGAGTCGGGTGAATAGATTGGGATAGCGCGCGGCGAGCCTGCCGCAGTGGCATTTTGTTTTCATTCGCGCTCTCTTTCTTTTAT